TGTATTATTTAGTAGGTTAAAAACTCACCCCAGAAGGTTCAAAGTGTTGATAACGCCAAGTTATTGGAAATGTTTCAATTTCTCCAGCTTCAGCAGATGTTAATTCTACTGCACCAATTGTTAAAGGATATGCATTTCTAAAGATATAAGTTTTTAAAACTGTATCGTCTGCATCTAATTGTTCAATGAACAAATCAGTTTGATAGTCAGCAGGACTTGTTACGCCAGTATTATTTGCGTAATCATTGATACCATTTTGCCATCTTTCCATTGCATTTCTTATCATAAAGTCTGTGTCATTGTAAACAGTCATGTCCCAAGTTTCTGGAGCAGGTCTATCACCAGACACATATATGTTTCTTCCTCTGAATGGTACTGCAATTTCACCTAATGTAGAAGCAGGTAATTGAGCTGCAGTTACAAGAAATGATGTTCTTCTTACATCAAGTCCTATTGCAATTCCAGCAGGTGGAGTTATTGTTGCTCTGAACTGATTGGCACGAGCACCGCCACCAATCAGATTTGCTTTAAAGTCATCTATATTAGCCATATCTAACCTCCCACCTCACTAAACGCTATACCAGTTCGTGTGGCAATAAAGTTTAGTGTAATAAAGTTAATTGAACGAGCAGGTTTAATAAAGATATCAGCAATAAATTCATTTCTGTCTATGACTTCACCAGTATTATTAGTTGCATCACATTTTACTTTGAAGTCTGATATACCTCTACGACCTTGAACATCTCTTAGGAAAGGTTCAACTAGGTTTCTAAATTGAGCTCTTGTAAACTCATCATTGAATTCAAAGAGTTGGAACTTAGAAGCAGTTGCGATTGCTTTTTCTAGAACTAAGAATAATCTTCTTACATTAATTCTATCAAATGCACTTGGTTTTGATAATGCAGTTTTATCTCCAAACAACACAACACCTTGGCCTGGGAAGTTAACAACTGGGTTAACTCTTGCACGATACAGAATATCTCTTTCTGCTTTTGTTGGGTTGTAAGAAAGTTTAATTGCACCTCTAACATTACCTCTGTTATATCCAGCAGGTGAGAACCATGTGTCTGCTACGTTATCTGTGAAAGCACAAAGACCAGCAGTATCACCATTTAATGGTACATATCTATATACGTCATTGTACTTATCGTACATATATTTGTAACCACTATCGAATACCATGTAAGATGATGATGGACATAAATCATATGCAACTTTAACATTTTCTGTTGCAGTAGATGATAATGCAACACCAACTGTTGCAGAACGATACGGTGAAACAAATCCTACACAATCTCTACGTCCTTCGACAAGAGAGTTAATCATTGTTACATATGTATCCATTCCAGCTGCAGTATCCGTTGTAATACTTGATGAACCACCCATTACTAAGTTAATGTCTAATGATTCTGTATCTGCAAACTTGTCATATGCAAGTTCCATTTCACCAGCAGTTACAGCATAATCATCTGTACCACCAGTTAATACATCTATTGTAACTGGAATAACGGAAGTGTATGCAGTTGTTGTATCTGTACCCCAGTTAGACCCAGCAGAAATATGGTCTGTCCAGTAAATATATTTTGATTCTCTGAATATTACATCTGCATAATAGTTACTAGAACCTTGAGCAGTTTTTGCAACACTAGATTTTGATACATTAGAGAATATCTCTATAACACCTCTTGTTCTGTTACCAGCAACGTCAGTATCATATCCTGTAATATCTCCTGTAGTATCGTGAACAACGATATGCATTTCATCACCAGAACCACGAGCATTATCTGTAGCCCATTGTGATGTGCCTGGAGCACCGTCAAATAAGTCATAGAACTTCCAACGTCTTTTGATGTATGAGTCATCTGCAACTGCATTTTGTAGACCAGCACCATTTGGGTCATCTTTTAAACGAATTGTTAATACATTTGTGCTTGTGTTGATTGCAGTTACTTCATATTCGTTAAAATCATCAATTGGTGTGTCATGTCCTGAGTCTGAGAAGAAAGAGATTAAATCTCCAACATTAAATGCGTTACCAGATGCATCTACATCATCAACTGTTACTGATGTGGCACCAAGAGAAGCAGCACCATTAACCAAATAACTTCCACCTAACTCTTGTTCGTATGATGTTGCTGTTGCACAAATTTGTATACCTATTCCATTTGCCCAAGTTCCAGCAGTCCTTGCAGCCCACTCACCATGTGAACCTTGACCTGTTGAAAAACTTGCTTCATAATGGTCGTCATCTCTGATTAATATACCAGAGTTTGCACCAGCGTTTAGATGCCCTGAACCAGCACGAACTACCTTTAATGAGTCTGAATACTGCAAGAAATTTGCAGCTGTAAACCATGTTTCAAATTGATTACTTGAAGCTTGTGGTTTACCGAATATCTCTAACAATTCTTCCTCTGAAGATATGTTAGTAACAGATGATACTGGCCCCTTTTGGAAAGCACCTGCTATCGCACCTATTGAGGTTGCAACGGCAGGAACGACATTGGTTAAGTCGATTTCCCTTACATGAACGCCAGGAGAAACTAAAAATGCCATGTTATACTCCTTTTTACTACATAATAGAGTTTTTAATTCTTTCCTTTATTTAGACTTTTACTGTTTTTAAAAACTCATTTTTATATGTGTTTAAACATATAAATAAATGCATGAATACACATTATGTTAAATATAAAGACACAATTAAAAAAGTGGCTCGAAAACATTATCGTAAAAGAGTTAAGTGGTTAAACGACCACCTAGCAAACGAAGTGTGTGTGCATTGTGGAGAAAGTGAAAATGCATGTTTAAAGTTCTATCCCCATGATGCTGAAATCAAGAAAAAGACAAAAAGGGTAGGTATCAACGAGGAAAGTCGTAAAGAGATACTGAAATTAATGAATAACTCAAAGGTCGTATGTGCTAATTGTTGGATTAAATTAGATAACGATTTAATTGAGTTTGATGATAACCTATTCTAATTACCAACTACTGTCTTTAGTACGCACCACAGGTGCAAATCTCGTACCATATTCATCAATCACTTCACCCACATTCTCATCTTCCAGTCCGTTTACCACAAATCCAAATGGAGCCATATCTTGTTCTAACTGGTCTTGTTGGTCTTTATACATTCTTTCCCTGATATCATTGTCTGTCAGTTCTTTAAAATAGGTCTGGTCTGTCGCCCACCCAAATATGAACATACATGCAACTAAATCATCATTACAACCATCATCTGCCTCAAATGATGAACCTTTAACAATAAATGTAGATAATTCATTGATACAGTCAAAATCCTCTATGATTAGTTTATTATCCTCTATCATTTGTTTTAGATTAGAACAGCCTATCTTTTTTACAGCTTTAGTTGTTCTTACCCCTAATTGTGCTTTACCTCCTGAAAAACCACCTCCAAGAACCTGACCAGCCCGTCCTCTCATAGACGCCATAATAAGATTATCATACTCTAAATCAAACTGCATTGCATTTGCAACCTGTTCTCCTATGTCATTTACTTCTATCAATACAAACGCTTGATTGTATGCACGAGCAACATCATAGATTTTATTAGGAAATATAAGAGGTTTCACATCATTTGCTCTGTACTTTGCAACCACAGTATATGGAATAGTTGTTACATCAAACACAATATATGCAGAATAGTCGTTTGATGTGCCCCTAGAAACGTCAGCAGTAAGTACATATGTGTGGTCTTTTTGTGGAGGTACATGTATGTCCAACCCAGCATTAGATTGTACTGGTGTTTTGTAGGTTAACATCTTTAGTTTAGATGATGTAATTAATGTATCAATAGAACCAAGAAACTCACACTCAAACTCTGTAGTAAATTGAGCTTCACTTGTATTTGCAATTGTTTGTTTCTTCCAGTTTTCATCACGGCCAGGCACTTCACTCCAATGTACCTCAATAGGAATGTATTCGTTTCTTTTTTCCTCTGCGTCTACCCATAGTTTATAGAACATATTCATACCATGAGGAGTCGATACTATCATAACTTTTGTAGACTTACCTGAAGATATCGTAGGATAAACAGAGCTAAAAAACTGTTCTGCCACATTAGAAGGAACATACGCAAACTCGTCCAAGAATATGATATTGTATGAACCACCTCTAACTGCACTTGCAGATGTTGATGATGCAAGTATCTTAGAACCATTCTCTAGTTCAAGAGAACCTTTATTCCATGACATCACTCCTTGTTGCAACCATTTAGGTAAATGTTCATACGCAAGTTGTAGTCGTCCTAACAAATCTCTTGCAGTTGCAGCCTTATTTGCAAGGATTGCTATGTTTACACTAGAATTAAATAATGCATAGTGTAACAAATAAGAAATCATAACTGTAGATTTACCAGATTGTCTAGGTAACTTACAGATAGTAAAACGATTGTTGTGAAATGTGCCTACCATTTCTTTTTGAAAGTCATACATCTTAAAAGGTATAAGACCTTCATCAAGAGAAACAATCTGCACATAGTTCTCTATAAAGTATTGAGGGTTATCCATACACTTTTGATACTCAAGGAGTTGTTCTTTTGTCCACTCCTGAGATATGTTTGCTTTCTTTAGGTTTGGATTACCTAGATATTGTTGATTATTTTCCATCTTTCAACTTCTCTATATCTTGACGGTTTTTTATAATGTGTTTATTTTGATTACTGTCAATAAGAGCTTGAAGTTTTTCTGCTTTTTCTTTATCTGTGTCTAGATGCACATCATTCTTTATAACCTTCTCAAGTTTCAACATTGCAATTCTTTCGTTTGGTACAAATCTCCAAAGATATCCTTTCTCAGAGTATATACCAAAAACAGTTTCAGACATTCCAATACTTACGATTATTGCGTCTGCACCATCTAGTATCACATGGTCGCCTGCATTAAATGCTTTGTTCATCTTAAACTTTAAACCTTTTGCCATAC